TTTGAAATGTGAGTGATGTCGAGAAATCAATTATCCCAACGGTGTATCCAGTGGAGATCCCTTGGGCGGCGTCGAGAGCGGCAATAATTGCGTTGAGTTCGGGAGCGTTGTATGCCGAATAAACGGAACCACTAGTCGTCGAGGTGAATAGTGAAACGATGAAAGTCTCACCGTTAAAATACCCCCCTATCGCACCACCAGAGTCACCTACGCGGCCTATTTGGATCAAGTGATCAAATCCAAATAAACGATGATCAGGATCAGTCTTATCGGAGAAACTGCTTTCCCAACTCAAACCTACAGGCGGATTTGCGCTGCTATGAAGACCCTTACGCCACGGAGGCGGCAACAATTCGTTAAAGCTGATTGGGGTAACAAATTTATCTTGAGTGATTTGCCACCCCATCCCATACACTCTGCTTGCGGGTAAGTCGAACATATTCGCTGGAGCGAATTTAAATGGTGTCACAGATGCGGGTAAATCACTATCAAGAAGACATACTATACGGTCAGCGGTGGCTGCGTAGTTGCGACGCAGCACATTACGGGAATGAATAGTTCCATCGCTGCCTACAAACCGCAATACCGCCCCCGGTCCCATATTATTGTCGTCGCTACCCCAGTGAGCGACACCAATCCAATGGCGCGGTGTAATAAGCGCACCAGAGTTAGCGGTGCCTCCTAAAGAAGTTGAAATGGCCGAGCCAGTCAGGTTTAGCGGTTCGGCCCAGCATGTCGTGTTTTTTATCATTGTTGTTGCGCCAACTGTGTAGTTGGTAACAAAATAATTCTTTTGTTTGCCGGGCACTAATAGTGCTAGAATTGGATCTGCTAGTTGCGAGGCCAGTGTTACACCTGAGAATCCAGTCCATACATATTGCACAGTAGACGTGTTCGAAAACGTCACCGTCACTAACTTAGAGATTCCGTTGGGGTCGCTGAAACGTAATATGCCGGTTCCGGGCGTGACACGAGTAATGACATTACCCAAGACGGTACATATACTTGGCGTCTCCGTGGTTATTACCCAGTCGGATGCGTAACCCGGCAGGCTTTGAGTAGCTAATATTGCGCTTACTCCGCCTGCGCCGCTGGCGAGCGAAATGGTTTTAAATGTAAGACCAGCAAGGATAGCTGTTCCCGTGGCGTCGGTCGATGCTGGCGATGCATCAGAAAAGGTAATCGTCGGCACGTAAGTGCTCGGGTCTCTACATATAATACTCGCACTCATGGGAATTCAAAAGTTAGATCGTAGTTGACAGTAATAATCCCCCCGACAGGTTGTCCTGTGATTTTTTCTGCATGAACCATTAACCACAAGTTGCCGCCCGATAGTCCAGAAATTCTCTGAGATCCACTATTGTTGGGCATGGAGCCTTTTGGGTAATTTGTAACGTTACTTGGTAAGCTGGCGTCAACCCCATAGCGCGTGTAAACTGGGACGATTTGATCGTCGAAGGTAAACTCGTTGTTTGAAAGTGGGTAGAACCTACTTTTACCACGAAGCTTCATCGTCATCCATGTGAGGTCTTTTGCAGTTCCGGGCGCAGGGTGTAGCGACCCATAAATCCATGATTCATCACTCTTTGATAACAACGAATCATTATTAAAAGCGAACCCTATCCCCCAGTCTTTTATGTTGGCGGAGTAGGTATCATTCGACAGCGTGATTTCTCCATACATCTTATAGAATGGATTAACGCCGCCTGTTAAGAAGTCGGCCGGATAGATTGGGATTGCCGCTACTCTAGTAAACGCTCCGCTAATTGGTTGCGAACCCGTATTAAACTGAAACATACCTTTCATCGTCCGCGCCTGGACTGGTATGCCGCCCGTGGTCACTCCGTCACCTATAGTTATTTTTCCGTTTTTTAGACCGATTGAGTTGAGGGCTGGGACTATGCTTGCTACCTCCGGGAGAGTGATAGAAGTGGGGGTAAGCGGCTCGCCGTAAAGCTGAACTGACCCATTTGTTCCGACCGGGAGAGCAAGTGCTGTCCTAACCCCCGTGCCGAGAAGTGTTTCATCCCTAGCCCAGCTAGTCCACGTCTCCGCACGATACCAAGTGTAGCTCGGTCCGTCACCTACCCGGCACATCTGCCCGATGGAAAGAATGGAGACTGCTGGATGGGTTGGTGCGCCTTCGGCGGTCGTGCGGATAATAGGCTGCGCTGCTGCTGTAGTATTAGTTATTTCCGCCCACTCCCCCCACGACACAGCAGACCATAACGATACGCCATCGTTATTATTGACTATAGCAGTCTTACCTAAAACATCAATTGGGGGATTAGCGACTGTTCCGGTAATTACTGGTTGACCCGTTCCGGTAATAACAGTCCATGCTGTAACGTCTATAGGTGATTCGTCAGTAGTCGAAACGCTCCGCGCTTTATAAGAGGGGGAGGGGTAATTAAGATCCTTGAATTCCCATGTTCCATCATTGGAACGACCCATAAAGTAGTCTACCCCAGAAGCACTCCCTGACCAACTTTTACCGAACGTAGGGCGGTTAAGTCGAAGAGTGAGCGCAGGTATGGATGTTGGTATGTTGTTTGTAAGCCCAGCTTCTATAAATAACTGATCACTGACTGGGGTGAAATACAATCTTAATGGATTCCCAATATCTTCCCGCCAGTTCTGCCCATCCCATCGGAACCATGGGGGACCGTCAACATTACTAAATGCACCGGTAGGATATGCGGTTCCAAGTTGCCCGACGTATGATGGAAACTTATCATTACCTTCAAGGATAGGTTGTCCTGCTCCTGTTATAATAGTCCAATCAGTTAAACCTACTGGCGTTTTTGCTGATGATATTTTGGTTGCTTCGTAAAGATATGGGTAGCCGTCTCCCGATATACGTATCGTCCAGACTCCGAAAGCACTACCGACGTGAATTCCTAATCCAATCGTATCATCACTCCAATTTAGTGTAATATTCCCGTCTGCATCCTGTGACAAACCTATCAGCTTAAGAACCAGTGGGTCGCTATTAGCAGGTGATGTGATACCAGTAATCGTTAGAGTGTTTGGATCGATCCCAACATCAAGTGCTTCTAGGTCAAATACTTCAGATTTCCTAGGGTTCCATGCTGATAACGATTCGGCCCATAACCATTCGCCCCCATTCACAGGGTCGATCCATGGCGTGTTTATGTAATCGATACGTGGGGGGGTATCGGTGGCAGATGGGAATGAGATTTCAGGCATGATAAGTTATATATAAGATTATGCAGTAGCTACCCATACCTCCCGGTAATATACGTGAAGTCTGGCGGTGGTAGGTTCAAACCATAATGTGCGAGTATTTGTGGGTGGTGTTTCGGAAATGATCACTGGCGGCGCGGAATAATCTTCAATCCAACCAGCCCCATCCCATCGATACCATATACCTGTGATAGTATCACGGTAAAACTGTCCATCAAACGTTCCGGGAATAGTTATATCCTCTCCTCCGATTAAATGGAACGGATGCAAGAACCTAACTGGCCCAGTAACAGTCCCCACTGGGGATGCTGACACTAATGCTGATAGGGTATTAACAGCGGTAATAACTTGCTGTGCTGACGATACTCCAGCTAAAATGCTGGGTGGATAACCACTACCAATCGTCGGAGACGACCAAGCAAGTCCGTTAGGATATAAATTTGCCCCTTGTCCTACAGCTCGACTTTGATATATTATATTAGTATATCCACTGTAACCATATATAGTCCAATCTACCCCATTACTACTGATTAAAGTATGCGGAGTAGGTAATCCGGCGTTTTCTAAATATGGCCGACCGTTTGAGGTATAATTATATGGCTCAACATATAAGCACGTCACGTTTGTCGCACCGGGTACTGCACCGTTGATCGTCATCCTAGCCTTCGTAGCGAGTGTGACTGTGAGAGCGTTTCCAACGATAGCTGCTGTGGTGTCGGCTTGGTCAATAGGTTCGGCATACGCCACAGTGATCGAATTGCCGCTAGAACCCGGTATGATGGCGGTAAATTTGGTTGTAGTGTAAGGACCAGTAACAAATGTATAGCTTGCCGATACTGGCGTTATTCGGGGGGCGGTTGGCGCTTTTAAACTTAAATTCATAATCTGACTGGCAGATAGACTCAGATTAACAGAGCCTCCCCATTCAGACAATGCGACATTTTCAACATTGCCCAAGCCCAAAACATTTTTGATCTGTGAAGTTTGATCAAAAGTCGGCGGCGAACCGATGGATGTGTTTGGACCTAAATTGATCGACATATTAGTATTTAGTTCACCAACTGTAAATAAAGTTTTCCGAATTGTAAATAATTTCGAATTGATTATATGCCAAATTATAGTTATCGATCAACAATCCACAAGACATCCCCCAACCTACATTATTTCTAGTGATGAAAGTGTAATTCCCAGAACTCAAATTGACGTATCCAGAACTCAAGGAAATGGATACTATATTATCATTAACTTTAGTTACGAACACGTCAGGTATTCTATACGCAGAAATTGTTGGGTATTTAACAGTTTCAATTTCTTCATACGCTAACCCATTAATAACTTGATTCGCACTCAAATACCAAGTATTGTCAAAATCAAATCTCTTCCCATAGAAAGTAAATGTTTGTTTATCTATGCTATATAAACTTAACTCGTTATAAGGTTTACCGTTTATAAAACAATTAGTGAATTCTGGATATGCTGATATTAACACCACGTCAGTCGTATTAACATCTACTCCTGACAATGAAGAATAAGAATCGAAAGAGTATAGATCGACCCCGCTTCCAACTGCATGTAAATCACTCCGAACCACATAAATTGGGGCCACTGGAGTTTTTAATGATGGGAATATCCACCCCTTAATAGTGAAAGATGTGTTCCCTACGATTCGATATTTATCCTGTGCCCCTATATCAATCGGGTTCTCGAAGTCTACCGATCCCGACCAAGTAACCTCCGATCTAATTTCATCATCAAAATCCATCCCAAATTCGTCGGGAACTTTCCACGAAATTATAAAATATGGATTACACCATGGAATTATATTCGAAATAATCTGGTCCAAATCCGATTTATACGAGCACACAATGCTAACGTCCAAATCGCATATCACGGGAATTGGCTGAGGAATCTTCGATAAATTTTTAGACGATACATGTGGGCGATACATGTGTTGATCCTTATTAGCTATTCGTTGTGGGTCTCTACGAATATTTTTTTGCTCCATCGCAATGACAGGCAATGTCATATTTTTAGATTGATTGACTATGTCATATAGAACTCTTTGTTTCGGCCCCAAAACATATCTAACATTAATTTTCTCCTTTCCGACACGATTCTTATCGTATCTCATGATGAAAATATCATCAAACGCTGCTACAAACTGTGTCAGTAATTGTTCCTGTTCGAAAAAATGTGAATGTTTAACCACTCAATTATTTAATCATGTCGGGATTTTCGAATATATTGCCAATAATTTCAAATGCATTTCTAAAATCTATTTTATCAGAATCACAAAAATCCATAAATTCTTCAAATAACATGAAACAATTACCAGAGACTACACACCACGCCGCTCTATCACCAGAATATTCTACTGCAAAATTCGTCCCCCGCATGAAAGATCCAGAATATTTTAAAATATCACCCTCGAATATATCAGTCCCGGATATATCCGTCAATCCGACATATTGTTGAAATATGAAACAATCCATTTTAAATATTTCATTAAAATCACCATCAAAAAATTCGATTATATCCCAATAATTGAATTTTTTGTTCCAACTTCTAAACTTAATAATTCTATTTTCCATAATTATTGCACTCTATCCACAAAAAATTTAGGCAACTTACTTTTGTTCCTATGAACAGCATCAAAAATACTACCATCCAAAATATATGTAACACATTCATCATCAACCGACCGAATACCTCGCCCACAAGCTTGGATCAGAGTTTTCAACATCGCATTAGAATACCAATTCTTATCAATTTTCATCATTTTTTCGACTCTAATTTCTTTCGTTGGTAGCCAAGGTGCTTTCAGGAGGATCTGAAACTTTCCGAGATCACCCTTCAAATCGACACCGTAAGTCATGCTGGGGCTTACCAGAACTGTCGGTTCAGAACTTCGCTCATGCATGTCAAGAAGCTCCTCATTACGCACCCCAGCCTCTCTACAGAGCAATCTAGAAGACTTCACATTTTTTCTAATATAATCAGTAATGAATTGAGTATGAGTATGAATAATCCCCTTTTCACCTTTATGTTCTTCTAAAAGTTCAGAAACCTGTTTTGCCAATTTTGGAAGCATTTGTTCCATGTTTTTAAAATTCAATTTCTGCGAAGCTAAGATATAAATCGGAGCCTTTTCCGAATCAAATTCTGAATCCACTTCGATATATTCATAATTAGTGATCCCCAATTGTTTACAAAAATTTGGGGGATCGATAATAGTAGCAGACATAATGACAACTTTATCAGCATTATCGAATAAATATTTCGATAATTTATCGACCTTCAATGGGATGAATTTAATCCTTTTATCGATCTTCTCGATAAGATATTCCGCTTCATAATAAGTTCCGATAAGAATTTCGAGACTGGATTGCAGATTCATCAATTTGGAATATTCCCCCTTTTTCTTAGCGGATTCCATCGGATCTTTCTTACCATCTTTAAAGTATTCCTTATACGACTCAATATTATTTCCAACACCTCTGATCAATTCAGACAACCAATTAACAATTTTTGTCGGTGTTTCTTGCACTGGGAAAGATGACACTGCAGTATTAGTTTTTACTAAAAATGGAATATCAATCTCACAAGAAAACTGTGAGACTAATTGTTCTTCCAATTCAGATCCTTCATCACATACCAATATTTCTCTCTTCTTTAAATGTGCTGGTAGAGAAAAAAACATGCTGTAATTCAATGCTGAAAATTTCGACTTCAACATATTATTTCTTTGGTTGTAATATGGACATTTATTACACTTCCAACATTCATTTTTCATCCCTTTAACGTAAATGCAGGGGGCAACATCGACAGTTAATTCTTCGTCAACTTTACATTGATAATTACCCTGACCTTTAAGAATTCCTGTATAATCGAAAGTGTTTCGGTATTGATCTTGGAGTGCTTTAGTGATGGTCAAAGCGTAACATCCGAAAGATTCGTCCGGCATGATTGATACCGCATCTTCTCCGAAGATTGTGTAATCATCTACTGCATCTTTAAACGATTGGGGGACATCACTGGAATAATTCCCAAGTGACGCTGCAATATGCGTTTTTCCCGCCCCTGTAGCAGCATTGATAATTACAAATTTCTTCCCGTCATCAAATGCCTTCTGGGTTTTGTTTAAAATAGTTTCTTGCGACTTATTGGGGATATAACCCTCCGGGAAATTCAATAAAAGTTTGCTCATCTCCCATGAGTATATCCACGCGCCAAGAGAAGTCAACTAGATAACGTCACAATATGAAGATAGTTGTTGTGAAGTTTGGACGACTCAGATTTATCCATACACTTCATTTTCCAGTACATCTCTTCGGTTCGTGGACAAAAGGCAGATAAGCAATAATCAAATACATAGCCAGTCGGAACCTCAACCACTTTAAATGGGTAAGGTAGATCATATTCTTGAATTTTATCATCCTGTTCTAATTTAAATCTGATAAAAAACTGTTTACTATTATAAACTTTAATCTTACCTTTTTTAATAGATTTCCCATCAATTTGAAAATCTACATTTTTTAAAATGATATTTTTAAGTTGCTCCTCAAGCTTGACCATGAAAATTATTTAAACGTCTCCAAAAAAAAATCAAGAGATGCTATCGATCCATTGAGTTTTTTGTCCGAAAGACATAGGCGAAAATACTTTATCGTAATATTTCCAGAATGTGTCATCTCCGGGAATAGTTTGTCTAAGGTGACAATTTTCTAAACTAATATTGCGATAGTCCTGTTGGATAATATCCCAAACCACTACTATGTTATGTTTGACTTCGTCTATTCTTCTGGGAGTTTTTGGTAAATGGAACCCGAGAGATCTTAAACCTCTTTCGGAATTTAACATTCTCATAGAATTGGAACACAACATTCTTCTAATTTCTGGTCTCCCCGGTGCTCTTTCGGGCCTTCTTCTAATAAAGACAATCTCGCAGACATTATTAACTAGAAGATTTTTTAATTCCCCTCGTTGAATTTGTCTATCGGATTGTGTTATTTGAGATTGGTAATTTTCTTCTTCTTTGTAACCATCAATCTCCCCCCAACCTTTTAAAAACCGTCCCCAAGCATCTCTAAGATTTCCCTTAGAATCCTGCCAAATTTTTTCATATCTAGCCTTTCCTGAAGATTTTGCCATCTGATTATTTAATCACCATTGTGAACTACCACGAGGCTAAAGACCCCGTGGCTTCAGAGTATAACTTCTTTTAGATGTTAAACTCTTCTTTTTCAACGCTTCACAGACAGTAGTTTCATTAGTATTGCTACTAACCAGAGCTTCCATCTCCACGTTTGTAAGACCTCGTTCCGAGGAATAGACATTACTTTTACCTTGTCTAAGGATATTTTTAGCGGCATTAAAATCTCTACCATGAGTTTCCTCACACTTAGGACATTGCCATTTTCTCACTGACAAAGGAAGTTTATCAACAATGTAATCACAACAAGAACATGTTTTTGATGATGGATACCATCTATCAATCTTTACTACTTGTTTATCATACCAAAGAGCTTTATATTCTAACATTGATACAAATGATGACCAAGAACTGTCTTGAATGCTATAAGCCAGCTTATGATTTTTAATCATATTCTTAACTGATAAGTCTTCAAGAGCGATTAAATCATATTCATTTATTAACTTTGTTGAAAGTTTATGTTGAAAATCCTTACGAGAATTGTTTATCATCTCGTGGATTTTAGCAACTTTTACTCTTTGTTTTTGTTGTCTTTTACTTCCTTTCGTTTTCCTATTTAAATGTTTTTGAGCTTTTGAGAGCTTCTTTTTGTGTTTTCTATTAAAATTGGGATTTTTAATTTTTGTTCCATCTGATAATACAATAAAATCTGTAATTCCTAAATCAATTCCAACTTCTTTGTATGTTTTTTCTTTGGATTTCTTAGGAACTTCACAAAGAATGCTTACAAAATATTTATCTGAAGGCGTTTTAGAGAATGTTGCAGACTTAATAGTCCCTTCCAAAGGTCTATGAAGACTGAGTTCAATACCTTCATTAAACTTTGGAATCTTTATAATGTTTTTATTAACCGTTATATGTTGAGGAACCCTAAAACTTTGATTATTTGATTTCTTTTTAAACTTTGGAAACTTAGATTTCTTACGAAAGAAGTTACCATAAGCAGATTCAAGATTCATTAAAGACTGTTGAAGGACTTGTGAATTAACTTCTTTCAACCATTTGAAATCATCCTT